CCGTAAGGGGCCTCCAACGTCGTGCAACGTCCCTGGTCCTGGGACGCTACCTGTACCGGCTTCCATGCCGGACGGGATTGCGTTGTTGGACCAGATTAGACGGAATAAACCGTCTAGGACCTAAGGAGCTCTGATGCCGTTGGCCACCACAAAACGGAGAACTTCTCCTTATGGTGGCATCGTTGGCGGGATAAGTGTGCAAGAGGATTACCTCTCCGTATCTCCCTTTTATAGGAAGACCGTGAGTAAGGGACCTCTTGCCACCGACTCCGGTTGGCGAAATCTCAACGGGACACAGACTACTGTGTCGGAAAACCACCCATCTTGGAGGGACAAGCGTAATCAAACGCATGGTCGTCTCTTCAAGGGTGATGTTGGTGGTGACTTCGTAATGATCAGGCGCTATGCGGTGGGTATGACTTCCACTGCTACGCTTGTCGGCACGTCGGGACCGATCAATTCACGGCCGGTGAGCGTTTACACGTACACCGGTCCGTTGTTGCCGATCCCGCCTAGCGATATGGTATGGCCTTCACAGGCCAATTCCACGGATAACCAGCTTAACAACCTGGGAACCGTGGCCATCGCAAGGTGTTCACCTTCCAACCCTACCGCGAATGTAACCGTCTTCTTGGGCGAACTGTTGACCGAGGGAATTCCTAAGGCAACATTCCAGATTTTGAAAGGTCTGGCAAGTATGACCCACCGTCAGCGCCGAAGGGCGCTGGGGGGCGATTACTTGAACGTCCAATTCGGATGGGTACCCTTCCTCTCTGACCTGCGTTCTATCGCGAACGCGGTACTCCATGCGGACAAGGTCCTAAGGGACTATGAACGTGGGAGTGGGAAGTTGACTCGCAGAAGGTATGAATTCCCATCAAGTCGGAAGGTAGTTTCGATCTTGGATTATCCGTCTAGGACCCCTTGGGGTCCCGGAGCGGGTGCCTTGTATCTTTCACCTTCCGTCTTTGGCAAGGTATATCGGACAGAGGAGCTGCTTCAGAAGCAGTGGTTCTCTGGCGCTTTCACCTGGTACGTGCCGCCACCGGATTCACTCCGGAACGACATGGCCAGGCAGTGCATTCTTGCCCGGAAACTTCTGGGCATTCTTCCGACTCCAGACGCTGTCTGGAACCTTGCACCCTGGAGCTGGATGATCGATTGGTTTATCACCAGTGGCGATGTTCTTGCCAACTGGACTGATTGGGCCATCGATAATCAGGTGTTGTATTATGGGTACGTGATGGAACATACTGTCCATTCGCACACCTATACGTACGCGGGTCCGACGGGTTTCAAATCCGTTGGTCCGCGGCCGTTCGACGTCAAATTGGTTGTTGAAACCAAGATCCGTCGAAAAGCAACCCCCTATGGGTTCGGCTTTAACATGAAGGGCCTCACGGCCCGACAGTTGGCCATTCTCGCTGCTCTTGGACTTAATAAGAGTTAGCGAGTAGGACGTCGTACTGACGTCATCAACGTCAAGGGAGTCTAACCGGGCTCCTAGGAGTGATGCTCATGTCGTTCACCGATCCGCTGTCCATCGTTATCTCTGGCACGACTACCCCCCTGCCCCGAACTGGGACGGGGGACAACGGTAGCGAATACCGGAGTGCCGATGGGCTTATCCACCTCGCAGCAAGCCATGACTATGGCAAGCGAACGAGGCGGGTTTTGCGGCTCGACACCTCGAAGATCGCCCCCGATCCGTTCAAGCCAGTCGAGAATGTGACCCTTTCGATGAGTAACTACATCGTTTGGGACCTTCCGAAGGCTGGCTATACGGCGGCGGAGGCGTTGGCGGTTTACGTGGGTTTCAAGACCCTGTTTTCCGCAACTTCGGACTTGATGATCACAAAGCTTCTGGGGGGTGAGTCGTAAGACAACCCCTTCATGGCTGAGAGTGATTCAAGTTCCCTGAGTGCCGGTGACGATCCTATTGATACGGATCGCCGCCGTCGCGACCGCCGGCTTGCCGGTAGGCGCGAGGTTGATTCTCTTCCGCGTACGACGCTCACCAAGTTGTGGGTGTTGATCGTAGTTGGGATTATCAATCTCATCTCTTTGGGAGGTGATGCCATCATCTACCTGACTATTAACGTTGGGAAGTGATGGAGTGAAATCTGTCGTCGTTTTGACAGCTTGGGGACCATCGGCTAACAACCGAGATATCCTCATGATAACTGTTGTGTCGAGTCTTAGTAAAACTCGCGCAGAGGTTGATGCCATGACCGACTTTCTTAGGGCCCTTCAGGGCTTGCAGAGAGCGGCTAATGGACTTCCTCCACTCGACGACAGGTGACATTGACGATAGAGCTATGGAATGGCACACCTCCTATGAAAGGAGGGACCATGAAAAGCCTTACGTCACTCTGGTCCTGCACAGCTCAGGAAATGGCTGTGCGATGTTGCACGAGCGCCGCGCGCGACATAACTACTGTCGAGCGTCGGACCGAACACGAGGGGTTGTCGTTTTTGGCGATTACCCTGGCTGACTACGGAAAAGTCATACAAAACTGGCTTGACCGTGGTTTCGTCGTCCCTTCGGACGCTCCTGCCTTCGCGAGAAGGCGTGGGCGTCTTAATGGTTTCCCTGCATTCCTACAGGGTTTCCTTGGACGTGTGTTCGATCCTGTTAGTGGCGTGCTACTGGACACTCCTGACACCGAGGCAATCTTTGCCTTGCGTCAGCTAACGCTGATGTTTGGTAAGATCGCTCTCCCGGAGGTCGCCAGTGATGGCGATACTCATGCGGCTGTGACGCCGCAACGCGAGAGACGAGCGATGTCGGAATATGTTCAGTGTGAGAAGGATGTTAAGGCCTCAGACTCGATCCTGGATCCTCAGTACATCGAGGATTTCAGACGAGTATCTGAGATGCTGTTTGGACAGGTCTTTTCCAAAGTAGATAGAGATGTCTACTGGGCGAGACTCGTTCCTAGGCATGGCCCAGGCGCTGTCGCAGATCGACTAAGCAGTAATGCGAAGTGGAATCTGCGTACCTGGACCGCACGTCTTCAGCAAGTAATGCCTGCTGAAGAGTTCCTCATCCCTAATGCCCGCTATGCTAGCGAGCTAGATGAGGCTCTTAACATCCTCGAACCCGGTTCGGAACAACCCGTTAGGGTCATTACCGTTCCTAAGACGATGAAAACACCCCGGATTATTGCGATTGAACCGTCTGCTATGCAGTACGCGCAGCAGGCGATCTCTCGTGGTATCCTTGATGCGGTTCTAGAGGATCGTTACCTCACCCGCATGGTCGGTTGGCTGGACCAGAACCGTAATAGGTCTCTGGCTCAGTTGGGATCCCTCAGCGGGGATCTTGCAACGCTCGATTTGAGCGAAGCTTCCGATCGNGTTTCCAATCAGCATGTACTCGCTATGTTGCAGGACTACCCGCATTTGTCTGCGGCCGTTCAAGCAACTAGGTCGAGGAAGGCTGACGTGCCTGGCCACGGAGTTCTCCGTTTGGCCAAGTTTGCGTCTATGGGTTCAGCTCTCTGCTTCCCTATAGAATCCATGGTCTTCCTGACTGTGGTATTCCTTGGGATAGAAAGGGAGCTTAGCGCTCCACTTTCTCGGAGGACGGTCATCAATCGTTTCTCCGAGCAGGTGCGTGTCTTTGGTGACGACTTGATTGTCCCCAGAGACAATGTGCTGTCCGTCGTTAACGAACTCGAGACTTTCGGGTTTCGGGTTAACGTTAGCAAGTCTTATTGGACCGGAAGGTTCCGTGAGTCTTGCGGACGGGAGTACTACGACGGCGCGGACGTTAGCATTGTCCGCGTTCGAAGGGTTCTCCCGACACGACGGCAGGACGCTGATGGCGTGGTGTCGGCAGTTTCTCTTAGGAATCGGCTTTATTGGGCCGGCCTTTGGAAGTCTGCTGCCTTTATGGATGACTACCTCAGGAAGCTGTTAATTCACTTCCCTAACGTAGCTCCAACATCGTCACTGTTGGGCCGGGAATCGGTCCTTGGATATGAATTCCAGGGACTGGATCCATTTACGCATGCCCCCGTAACGAAGGGGTATTTCATGCGTGCCAAATCTCCGTCCGATGTTCTGGACGGGAGTGGGGCCCTCCTCAAGTGTCTCTTGCGGACAGGACTGGCACCCCAGTTCGGCCTTAAACAGCCGAGCCAGGACCCGGTACCACCCGCATTCGACGTTGCGAACGTCGATGATGAGCACTTGGAGCGTTCTGGACGCCCCGAGTCCGTCAACATCAAGCTCGGGAGGCGCACTCCATATTAATTCGTGGAGTGGTGTCCTTTTCGGACACGTGGGAGATGTGAACAAC